GTCGTCAATAATTGATAGCGGCTCAGTTGCAGATTGAGATACGAAAATTACCTCTTTTTCATCCTTATCCCATATCTCCCAGACTGAAGCAGTTTTAAACGCATCTACCGTTGATTCATCTTCGCGGTTTACATCTTCATCGTTAGACTCATCAAGTTTAAGCGTTTCGCCAACATCTCCAAACTTCTCAACCAAATCATTACGTGTCATGCGGTGGTGGAATGCAATCCACTGCACCTCCTCCCAAGTCTTGCCAGCACCCATGCGGAAATCATCCCATTGGACATGCTCAATGACTACTTGCTCCCAAGCCACCTCTTCGGACTCATCCGACTCCATAACCTCGGATGTTTTACCCTCAATTTGCTCATTCTCTTCGCCATTTGGCATGGTTACTAACTTAGGAACGTACCGCACACGATTGACACCTCTCCCAGTCAATAGCATATCAAGTAGGGTTTGCTTTACAGCAGTATCGAATTGCTCTATATCAATGGAGAACTCAAGCGAACGGGATAGAACTTCTGAAACAGCCTTACCAACAGGATCAGCGTCTTTAAACCTACGTCTGACATCGGGTTTTGGGAGTGAGTTATACACCGCAGGCATTAAAGTCTCGGTGTTAGACCAAAGAATATTGAAGGAGTTTTTCTTTCGATTACGACCACGATACTTGTCAATGACAAGCTTGCCGACCTTACGCCATTCTGCTTCGCGCTTGTCTGAAAGTTTAAGTTCAAGCATCCAACGGCGTTGAACACCCTTCTTGCCTTCGCCTAGCTCTTCTTTACGCTCGTTTTGCGCGTCCATTACACAACTACCGCGCCAGGTTCAGCAGGAGAGTATCTTAGGTAATGTCTCCATGTTCCAGTTGTTGGGCCGGTAGCAACGACCAGGGTTAGAGTGCCAGAAGGGAAGAATATCCCTCGTGCTGCTTGAGATAAACCAACACCAGTAGCAGATATAGTTGGCGCTGTTGTAAGTGCATCACCAACTACCGTTACTATCGTTCCAGCAGTGACACTAGCCAAGCTACCAGATACACCTGATATTGCTGTTGCACTTCCGACTGTCGGGGTGATCGAATATTGAACTGTTGTTAAAGTCGCGTCGTTAGCAGTTATACACTCAGAAACAAGATCATGAAATGTAACGTCTCCCTGTGCTGTAAAAATTGTATCTCCATTGGTCATTACACGCGTTGAAGATACGACGATTAAATCTGATATACCACTTACTTGTGTGCCATTGCGGTTGTAGAAGTTCCCATTATGATATATATCATTTGGTGCGTCACCGATTGCCATATTTCCTCCTTGCCACCATCACGGCGGGGTTAATCGTCATTAATACGCTTGTTTCTTTGATTCTTTATCAAATCAGCGATGGTTTGCTCAGTTGAATATTTTGGTGCAGGTATTGGCTTTGGCTTCATCTCTTCTCGCCATGCTACTGCTAACATCCTAAAGCTATCCGCATCGTGGCTTGTCCAATCGTGAAGTGGCTTATCTCTAAACACCTTCTTGTTTTCGTCAAACTCCCTGCGATACAAGCTAAGGCTATTCAACCCATCTTTACAGTTATCCCGATCAAACCAACACAAGGGCAGCGTCATCCTAACTGCTTGAATGCCATCTTGCAAACTTAAATCCGGCACTATGCGACTAGCGAATCCAGACTCTAAGAATTGTTGCTGAACAGATTTACCTGCTGCTGCTAGTGTCTTAGCTCTAGCATCATGCGGGAGCCACACAAAAGGCTTACCACCGAACTGAGCGTATTTATACCCCTTTTCCTTTAGCTTTTCAACATAAAATAGAACATTTTCCCCATTTGTAGCGAAATGGTCGATTACGTGAATCTCTCCATTAACAATCTGATACCACCAAATTGATGTATCGTCTGACCATCCAATGTCGAAGCTGGCGTAAACATTAACCTCTGGGTCATATTCTACTTTGGTTATTCTACCGTCATCTAGGGCTATATTTAGTTCTTTACCATAATACGCACCTTGTATAGCTGCCTGGAATGAACATTCGAATTCCTGCTCGTATTGGTCATCGGTCATCTCACACTTGGCCGCCGCCAGCTCCGCCTCATCAACCAATCCTGAATCGCTTGCCTTTAGTAGAAGCCTAAACCATTCAACCAATGATTCTGTGCGCTGCCACAAATCATAAAACGCGTTATGGCCTTTTGGCGTACCAATAAACACTGCCCATCCTTTGCGGTCTGACAATGCAGGCCGGACAACCTCACCCCACATACTAGGTTTCATATCGGCGTATTCATCAAGAATAATCCCATCCACATACAAACCACGCAGCCGATCAGGGTTATCAGCGCCGTATAACCTTACCCTTGCCCCATTTGGGAAGTCGGCGCGTAACTCTGCCTCGTTGTATTTGATGCCTGGTATATCTTGAGTGAGATTTTTGACGTAAAGCCATGCTACGTCTTTTGCCTGATTGTAAAGCGGGGCGATATACGCAAATCTAGCATCTTGCTTCGAGGTGAATAGTGCGGATAGTACAAGCTCTGCAACACAAGCAACTGTTTTACCAGCACGTCTATGACAAACCAGTATCGCCCACCGATTAGTCCGATTATGAAAATCAATAAACTGACCTCTAGGCTCATATTCGTTAATTCCAGCCATTATCCTTTGTTACGATCTACTACTGATTTAGTTAGCCAAGGGGCGATCACCTCAAATTTAACAGCGCCTCCATTCTCGCCTGTCAATTCAACACTTGATAATTTTGGTATTGATCTATCTAATAATATTTCAATAGCCTTTATCTGACTGTTTTCAAGTGTTATTTCTCCGCCAATGTGCTTCTCAAGCCTATTAATCAAATTACTGGCTTTTATTTTCGCTCTTACCTCATCCTGTCTTGTTTTTCTAATAGTTGCTGCCATATAATCCTCAATAGTTTCAGTTTTTGCTTTTATAATATATCACAATATCCAACCTGTCATATTAACCCATTTTTCTCCATCCTCGCGGCACTCAGTGCAGTAGGCCATATCTACCTCCAAGCCTTATCAATGTTTTCTGCCATGCTAGCCTCTGCTTTGAGCGCTGCGTACGCTATCCCGTCCAGCAAGCTATCGGTGTGATGCTTCTGTCCGGTGAAGTTGCGCACGTTCTTTAACAGCTCCATCAGCAGCCAACCTTCAGACTCCCTGAGATTGTGTCCGGTGATGATGTTGAATGCCTGCACCGTCTTTCCCATACTTCTTTCGCCGTCTGCTTTGTCGTATTGCTTCCTGCGCTCCACCATTACTTCGGCAGCTTGAATCAGTAAATTGTCAGCCTTCATGCACCACCCATTTTATTGAAATATCCCTGAATCTATTATTTCCTGTGCATCGTAATAATCTGCCGAAATACAATTGGAGTATTTTTTTGCATCATAAAGATCAACCCCAATATCTTTAATTTCTTTTGATTTAAATGACTTTTTTAATGCGAAACCTTTTGTCATTAACTCCCCATGTGCATATAACTTGCATTCCTTACTCCTATTCTTTACATAATTTTTTCGGCAATCCCTGCACCAACTATCTACTTTATTAACCTTATCTTTACGCGGGGGAAAATCAGAAAGTTGTTTTATGTTTTTGCATTTCGTACAGCAAGCAGTAGTCTCCATTTTTACTCCCTCACTATTGGTTTTATATCAATAGATACACCCCCACCCATTATTGCCTGCCCAACTTCGGCAGCTTGAATCAGTAGATTATTAGCCTTCATCGTTCTAATCCCTTCACCAGTGAAATTACGTCGCTCAATCCCTCAACCACAAATAAACTACCCTTCCATTCATCATGGAATTTTTGCTCGTCCTTTGTTAGTGATCTGGCGCTTTTAACCTTTGCACCGTCTTTTACTTCAACGAGTACGGATTTTTTATTAAGGCCAATACATAAATCTGGGCACCCTTTCCCAACTGTATGAAGCTGTAGCACTGAACATCCAAACTTTCGGAAGGCCGCGACTATCTCCTTGTGGTTTGCATCGGTACGGGCAGCGATCATTTATCCGTCCTACCTATAATCAATAGAGCGGCTATTACTATGCCGAGATTCGCGCCAAGGTAAACACCTACAAGTAAAATTATCCAATTATTCATTTGATCCCCGCGCAAATAGCGTTCCGTAGGGCTAGCTCTAGATCAGCAATACGGAACCAAAGAGTGTGCGCGTCGTGGTACTTGCCAGCATTTAAGCAGTCGAAGCGCTCTCTGTTCAGCTTCATAATGTCAATATGATATGAACTCCAATCTTGATTAGGTTCATCTTCTTTGGTCAGTGGTAGTATATTTTTTAACATGTGGCCTCCCTGATTGCATCCATTGAAACTTTTGCGATAACTGAGTTATGCACTCCGGCGATATGGTCGAGCAATACCTTGACACTGGCCCGGCAACTTGCAGCCTCGTTCCCAGTTGAAAACCCGCCTCTTTCGCCTATTGGCTTTAAAATCCTGTCCAGACTGTCAGCATGTTTAATAAGATGCGGCTCGTCCGTTGTTCTTCTGGTCATTTCGGATAGCGTTTTCAGATCATCATATTGACTCTGGGTTATCTTTCCATTGGCAATGGATTCCATAGCCATGCGAATTGGCAGTTCCCATTTCGTGTCACGCCTCACACCCTTAGGCAAGCACGCGATTGTTTTAATTTTTCGTCCAACTTTCTTCATGGCTTCCACCCAATTCTTTTTTTTACGTTATCCATAGCGCCCAACTTAAAACCCTTGCACTTA